GACAAAGTAGAAAAGGAGATGTTTCCCAGTCACGATCGGGTAGGGGAGGGGTTAGCAACGTTTTCTGCCAGTTGAGATTTCATCTGATCTAACTCTGCCTTAAGGTCACTAACCTCTTTTTGATGTTTCTCCTTTTTTTCCTGTTGGAGCTTATCCTGCAAATCTTTTACACTCTGTCGGACTTCCCTGGCAAACATCTCCTTTTCTACTTTGTCCATACGGCGAACGTCTGGTAAATTAAGGTGTCCTTCATACACAGGCTGCTGGATGGTAAGCTCCTGGCCACTCCGAATTCGAGCCATTATCTGCTCAACGGTAAGGGCCATTCCAGGTATAGTTTCTGATTTTGATGATGGTGTTTCAACATCTGAAAACCCTTCACCAAGGGCATAAGTAAACTGTGTCCTAACTTTTTGATTTCTCATAATTTTCGATTTTTTGTAGAATTTTGCGCAAGTTTTCTTCGTCTTGCGAGCTTAATGTAGTGAATTTCCCTGTCGTAGTCAAGACCTTTCCGCTCAATTGAATCTCTAAGACTGTCTTCATTATTTTCAACTGCTTTTTTGATAATCTTAATCTGCTCCTGCTTTTCTTCATCGGTAAACAATTTTGAACGGTAGTATTTTGGCATGGCAATTCTATGGCCACCAGGGGTTGTAAGAAAAAGCTCATCCAGTCGGTCTTTGTGATATTTACGTACTTCATCTGTTAAATAATTTGCTCCCAGGCCCTGGGACATTAATGAAAATTCTTTCACTCTATCGTCTCTTTTATGGCAAGGAATCCGGCCTTGTTTATCAATATACTTGGCCGTATAAGCAATACTGTTTCCAGAACAAATGCCAACGTGAATTTCTCCAAGACCCCAAGCATCAACATAACTCTGAGGATCTGGAACATTAAATATAATTGCATGATAATGAGGACGCCAATTTTTTGTACCATACTCACCGACAGCATAATATCTAATCCCATGCTGTATTAACTCGTCATTTTCATCATAAATCGGTTTAATTCCCGTTTGCTTTCTAAGACGTTTCATAAATTTTTGAAAATCAGGCTTACATAAAGTCATAAACCCATTGGTTGAAATGGGCACTTCGCTGGTATTGTAAGTAAAGGTTACAAAGTGCGAATGGTGACTGATTTTCTCTTCCTGAAGCAAACGAAATACCCAAGAGTCAACCCGCCGCTTTTTACACGGCGGGCATTTTCCACAAGGCACCGGAATATCGCCGGTCAAATACTTGTGTTTTTCAACATATATCGGAGAATCGCAAGGCATCATATCATCGGCCTTCCATAACGCGGCATCAACCTGGACGCGTGTACATTGTTAAATATATGACCAAATAACTGATCAGCTGTATAAGGTCCTTCCTCACCGTCAACGAACTCTACTGCAAATATTCTGGTAGTAGGATCAGCTTGTACAAAGTCTGCATTTAAGGCGGGTTCACTGGCAAATATTCTGCCCATATGCCAGTATGAAAGAGAATCGCGAAAGGAACCAGCTACACGGCTACACTCATATTTATATTCCGAATACCTGGGAACGTAACCAAAAGTACCGGTAGGAGTAGCAGCATCAACATATAATTCCTGATTAAGTACCTCTTGCTCACCGATATGAGCAAATTTCGGCCAATAATAATTAAAACGGTCAGTAAATCTACTCCACTTTCTAGCCAAACCTTGCTGGTAAGCTGTGCGAGGCTGCACATTAATAAGTCCCATGATTATTCCATGCTCTGTAGCATAATAGTTTAATCCACGGCCACCATTAACAGAAATACCATGGCCGGCCATAGTTCCCAGCGGAGTAGGGGAACCAGCATCATCGACATTGTTAAAACCAGGAGCTGTCTGTAATACCTCTGAAATAGTCATTGTTCCGCGAAACGACCCAATAAGCTCAGGCCTATTAAGCCTGGCATCTTTCGAACGAACACCAAAATGAGTAAAAATAAGCTCTGTGTACCTAGTACCACCCATTGCATCAAGTTCCAAAAACTCTTGAAGACGGAAAGCTTCCCGTAAAGCATTGACAGAAACGGCATTTTCGTTAATACTAACCTTAAGTGTATCCGCAGGATCATAAAACACCTCATCGTAAGGACTGGTGTTACCAAAAGTAAAATCGCCTCCATCATTACGAAGTACAATTCCGGCCGAAGGGCTAGCCAAAGATCCATCACTAGCATTTCGAATCTGACCAGCAGCATTGTTACCGCTCAACTGAACCAATACATCCGCATCATCGGTAAGAGGAAGGGTTACCGCGTCACCTTTCTGTGCCCAAGGCAAAGCACTGGTAAAATAATCGTGCTCCCAGGCCCGTTTTTTCGGGGGATCTGACATTAAAGATTCATATACGCTACTCTGGGGACCGTTATCCGGTTGCACAAACTCATCTGTTTCCTGTAAATTCTGATCTCTAAACCATTCCGACCATATAAGCCAATAAGCAGCAAAAGGCATAGCATCGAAATCAATCCCACTGGGAATACCAGGAGGAATACCAAGATAATCCGCAAGAGAACCTTCTGTAACTGCTTCGTTTGTAGAATTGAGATAAGGAGGAGCTGGGGCGTCATCTTCACCACGAATCCAATCTTCAAATCCATCCCATACAAGTCGATTTGGAACAAAGAAAAAATAAGTGTTCACGTGGATGGCATGCATTACTGGAGATACAAGAGGAGCAAAGCGAAGCATATTTTCAACAGATATATTGAAAGCATCACCAGGAACACAGTCAATCCAACACGTAGGCACCAAACAACCCATTTTAAAAGACATTTTAACGTCATGCGAAAGATTAAACGTATTGCGGTTAGGCCTTTGAGCAAGAATGGTGTTAAAGACATTTTGATTTGAATAAGACATTATTATGATAATTTAAGGTAAAAAAAAATGCCCCCCGTTAGGGTAGGGGGCATGAGAAACAATTCAACCGCTGTAGTTGAATTTCAACTTCTTTACAACCTTGTTCCGCCTCGAGAGATGCGGTACAGTTTACTAGCTCTGCGCTTTCTGCGCTTTCTGCCGGAGCGACGGCGTCTACGATATGCCATGTGTGAATATAATACATTATTTCGAAGGAGACAATTTTAGACCAGGACCATACTGCTCCCAAATTTTAAGCATAACTCTCCAAAAAATATCGTCATGAGGAAATATATTATTCTCCCTTAAGTTGAGATCCTGCTGTTTAAGCTGAGTGTCCTTGCGAATATTCGCCCTAGTGGCCTTGACATTTTCAATTTCTTCCGAAGTCTTTGCCTGGTTAAGCTTTATCTGGCCAATACGCTCCATGACTTCCTCCATATTCTTTGCGTTCATAAGATCCCGTCTCTGGTTTTCACTGATTTGAAACTGAGTATCCGCTTTTCTTTTTCTAAGATCCTCGCGCCTAGCTTCTGCACTTGTTGACTGCAAACCTCTTTCAAAATTAAGATCGAATCGAGACCGATCGCCCTGAGCTCGTAATAACATAGCATTTTCCATCTTCACCGTGTTATCAGCTTCTAAGTTATTGACCTGAGCCTGTTTAATAGCTAAATCATATATCTGCGCGACATTCTGCAAAGCATTTCCAATTTCTGGTACTCGAAATTGAGGTTCTTTAACGTCCGGAGTATGGACAGACCCGGCCTGCCCGGCTGCGCCTGTCGCACTACCGCCATAAAGCAAGGCCGGATTCAGTCCAGCCTCTTTAAGTCGAGCCATTTGACGTGTCGGAGAATTGTAAGCATTCTGCATGTTCCAAAACTCGATATTGTCGAGCTTCTGTTTTTCATACATGTAATCGGCCCATTCACGGCTACGCCGGTTTTGGCCTTGAGTTTGGAAAGCGTTAATACCTGCGCCTAATACACTTGCGCCGGCTACTAATGCACCTGCTGGTAGTGGCATAATTTTTTATTTTAAGTTAAAGTGCCATCCCGGCCAATCCGAGATGGCGTCATCTAGCCTCTATACATCAAGAGGATAGAGGCTAGAGTTCAAAGTAGGATTGTGGTCCAGAGAATCCGCGCCGCAATACATTAAGATTTCAGATCTGTCCAGTTTCCTCAGCATAAAGCGCCAAATCACGTTGTTCTTCTGGAGTAAGATGGTCCTGGACGTGGTCCTCGAATAGATGTTCCAAGAACGGGTAATTTTCCAAAAACAGCTCAAGAACATTTTCTGGTAGCGTTGCTACCAATATTTGAATAGTGTCGTCAAGGACGACGTCATAGTCTGTTTCCTTCCTGCCGGATCGTCGCTTGTCATGAATAATCATCCAACGCTCCTTATCCAATACGGTCAGGATTAGAGCTATGTGACTAATTCCAAAGCCTACCTCGCCGAGCGAGGGCTTTTGAGTTTTCTGAGCTGTTTTCTTTTTAGATTTTGACATAACGTTAAATATTAATGAATAAATGAAATTGATACGTACCAATGGGCGACTCTACCGTAAAATCTATCACCAAAGATAAGCGCGCTCCAAGGTTCGTCAAGGGTATATAAACTCGCTGCGCTCGCCCTTGACTAACCTTTGCGCTTTGCTTCCTTGTGGCTCAAGATTTTGACGGGTAGAGGTCTACGCTTGAGTTTTTTCATCTGGTAGGGTAGGGGAGGGGTTAGCAACGTTTTCTGCCAGTTGAGATTTCATCTGATCTAACTCTGCCTTAAGGT